TGCAAAACAAGATATTTAAATCAGCACAACGTGCCAGAGCTGACTATCAATTGACTTCCGATGTTATTTCAAAACTAGGAACTCAAGCAAGTTCTGCATTTGCGGACAATGATGAAATGATAGATTTTGCGGAACAACTAAATAAAACTTTTAAAATTGCAGGCACACAATCACAAGCAGTTGATTCTGTAATGTATAACCTTACACAGGCATTATCTAGCGGAGTTTTGCGCGGTCAAGATTTAAATAGTGTATTTAGCAATACCCCTCAAATAGTGCAAAACATAGCAGATTACATGGATGTGCCAATTGGTCAAATACGAAAGCTAGCCGAAGAAGGTAAATTGAGCGCAGAAGTAGTAAAGAATGCAATGTTTTATATGGCAGATGAGACAAATGAAAAATTTGAAAATATTCCTCGGACATTTGGTGACGCGATGACAGGATTTAAAAATGATGCATTAATGGCGTTTCAACCTGTATTAGACAAATTAAGCGAGTTTGCAAATTCGCAAGCTTTTCAGGATTTTGTGGCAAAGGCGACAACAGCAATTTCAGCAGTTGCTGATGCCGTAATGTGGTTGTTTGAACTTGCATCTACGATTGGAAGTTATTTTGCCGAAAATTGGGGAACAATTGGACCATTGGTATATGGAATTGTTGGTGCAATTTTAGCATGGCAAGCCGCACAAGCAATTTTAAATCTTGTCATGAATGCAAATCCAATTGTCTTGTTTAGCGTGGTGTTACTTACACTGGTGACACTGTTTCCACAACTCCGTACAGGTATTTTGATAGCGGCGGCGGCATTTGGAGTATTCAATGCCGTATTAAATTCCAATCCTCTGTTTTTGATAATTACACTTGTTGCACTAGTTATTATGAAAATTATTGAATGGGCAAATGCGGTTGGCGGATTTCGAGTATTGTGGTTGATAGTCTTGAATGCAATTAAAACTGCATGGGACTGGGTGGTAATTGCTCTCACAACTGGAGTTTATTGGGTAATAGATGCTTTTAACAATATGAAACTAAAATTCGTCACTGTAGCGGTGGCGATACAGAATTTCATGGGAGATATGAAAGCAGGTGTGTTGATGATTTTGCAAAATTTGATTAACGGTGCGATTGGCTTAATAAACAAATTTATAGGGGCATTAAACTTGATTCCAGGTGTATCAATTGACATGATCGGAGAAGTTACATTTGGAACTGAGGCACAGTTAAAAAATGAAGCAGAAAAACAAGCAAGAGAAGCGGGGCTTGAAGCTTATAAAGAGGAAATTGAGGCAGGTATAGCAGAACGGGCAGGAAAGCTTGAAGCAATGAAAGAAGATGCGAGAGCCTCAACTGCGGAAAGACTTGCTGAAATTGAAAATGCAAAAGCGGCGGCTAATCAAAAAAATGAAGCTACAGATATAAGTGATCCGGCAGACAACACAACATCAAGAGACATTGCTCAGATTAATGCAAATACTAGTGACTTGAAAGGTTTTGCTGAAGAAGATTTGAAATATTTAAGAGATATTGCCGAAAGAGATACTATAAATCGGTTCACTACTGCAAGTGTTAGTGTTGAAATGAAAGCTGATATAAATGCAACAAATAACAATGATTTGGATGGCATTGTTGATTATCTGACAGAGGAAATAGAAATAGCAATGTACACATTGCCACAGGGGGTGTAGTATGTATAGTTTTTTTGTAGGGGGCATATTGCTCCCAGTTCCCCCCTCAAAGTTATCAATCGAGATAAACAACAAGAATAAAACAGTTGATTTGATAAATGAGGGAGAGGTTAATATTTTAAAGACTGCAGGATTGTCTGCAATTAAAATAAATGTGACTATTCCCCAAGTGCAGTACCCTTTTGCAAGGTACTCGTCAGGGTTTTTACCAGCATCTTCTTTTTTAAAGAAATTTGAGGAGTTAAAAGCGAATTTAAAGCCATTTCAATTTATAGTTACGAGAAAAATGCCAAATGGCAAGATTCTTTTTGACACAAATATGACAGTAAGTTTAGAAAAATATACGATTCTCGAAGATGCAAAAGACCAGAATGATGTTGTTGTGGAACTAAATTTTAAGCAGTACAGATCATATGGAGTAAAAGGAGTAACTGAATCTAATGGGAAGATAATGCAATCAGGTAATGCTAGAACAACAGAGAATTCTCCGCAACCAGGGTCTCCTCAAACTTACAGAGTAGTAAGTGGAGATACGTTGTGGGCGATTGCAAAGAGGTTTTATGGAAACGGAGCAAAATATAGCAAGATTTTTGATGCAAACAGGAACATCATAAAGAGCCCTGATTTGATATTCCCCAATCAGATACTTACCATTCCTGTCTAGGAGGCGAACATGAATTATGAAATTTTAATACAGAACGGAAAGAGCCTGCTGACAATACCTGTTGAAGATGGAATGAAATTGGTGACAGACAGAGTAATCTCTCCCGCGCGATTGCAATTTGCAGTAATTGATGATGGCGCCTTGCAGATTGAAGAAGGTAATACAGTAAGACTAAGGATTGACAATGCGCCTATGTTTTTTGGTTTTATATTTTCAATTAGAAGAAATAAATCGAATAAGGTTGAAGTTCTTGCATATGACCAAATTCGTTATTTGAAAAATAGTGATACATTGAAATATGTGAACAAAAGACCACACGAAGTGCTCAGGATGTTGATTCAAAAATGTAATTTGCAAGCCGGCACAATAGAAAACACATCTTTTACAATTAGAGAACGAATTGAGGAGAATACCACTTATTCAGATATGATTCAAAATGCATACAATGAAGAGTTGTTGAACCGTGGCAAGATGTATGTGATTTATGACGATTTTGGAAAGATAACGGCAAAGTCGATTGAAAACATGAAAGTGCCTGTTGTTATTGATACTGAAACAGGTGAAAATTTTAATTATAATAGTAGCATTGATGATAAAACTTACAATCAAATTAAACTAAGAGGAGAAAATGGGGAAATATACATAGCAAAAGACTCTTCAAATATAAACCAGTGGGGGCTTTTGCAATACTTTGACACAATTGATGAGGGAGTAAATGGAAAAGCTAAAGTGGATTCACTTTTAAGACTTTATAATTCAAAAGTTAAAACATTATCTGTTAACAAAGCTTTTGGACATACATCTGTACGTGCGGGGTCGCTTGTAATTGTAGGGTTGAATGTTGGGGATCTTCGAATACACTCATACATGTTAGTAGAGAGTTGTACGCATGAGTTTGGCAAGGATAGCCATTTCATGAACTTGAAATTGAGAGGGGGAGAAGTTAATGCCTAATCTAGTGCAGTTAATCAAGCAAATAGCACTTGAAACAATTCAATCCGATAAGCCAGTTGAATTGATTCAAGGTAGTGTGAGAAGTGTTGAACCGCTTGAAGTTGTTTTAGATCAGCGATTGACTCTTACACAAGGGCAATTATACAAACTCAAAGGGTCAGAAGTTGCAGAAGGGGATAGAGTGTTCCTCATGAGAGAGCAAAAAGGGCAAAAATTTTTAATACTGGGGGTGTTAGAAGATGATACCGAACAATGAGCTGCTGACATCTGAAATAGAGGTTATTAATCATCCAAACCTTACCTATCATATTGATTTTGTACTAAATGAAATGAGAGGAATGATTACAGATGCAGAATCATTAAAACAGCACATTTTTATGATGTTGAGCACTGAACGTTTCCAACACTCTATTTACTCATGGAACTATGGTGTTGAATTAATTGACCTTTTTGGACAGCCGAACGAGTTAATAATGGCAGAAATACAGAGAAAGGTTGAGGACTGCTTAAGTATAGACAACAGGATAATAAATGTTGATGACTTTGGGTTTGAGACAAACGGAAACAAAATAGTATGTAACTTTACAGTAAATTCAGTGTTTGGAGAAATAAGCATAAGAGAGGGAGTGGTTATTGATGTTTGAGGAAATAACATTTGAAATGTTAATACAAAGAATGATGGATCGAATACCCAACACTCTTGACAAGAGAGAGGGCAGTGTTATATATAACGCAATTGCTCCAGTCGCGGCGGAACTTGCACAAATGTACATTAATTTAAGTTTTTTCCATGACTCAAAGAGGATTACAAAGGCTGAAAATGACGACTTGGACGAGTTTGGTGTAATGTTTGCAGTTGATAGAAGAAGTGCAACATTTGCAGAAATTAGTGGTACATTTATGTCGTCTGGTGGGTTTCTAATGTCTGTGC